CAAGGGATTCAAGAGGGCTTTCAGAATGGCTCTCTGTGGGCTTTTTAGGGTTGACATAATACCATTACATCAAAGACAGCTTAAATTGTCATATGGGCTTAAAAAGGCTCTTTATGTTGATTTACTGATATTGATTAAAATCATGTAAAAAAGGGGTGATAAGTAATATAAATCAATAATAATTGACATGTTTAAACATTGCTATAAAATACATTTCAGAAACAGCAAAATCGCGGTTTCATAACTTTAAAAAGGAAAGCAAAAAATGAAAACATTAAGAAACGGATATAAATTAGTTCTAAATCATCAAGGCATTGAGAACGGCGTAGTTCTAGCAATGCGGATTGATGACAGCAAAAAAGAGTTCGTAACATGGATTGCTAATGGTAATAATTTAGACAATCTTTGTCATGGCAATTACTTCTTATTAGAACGCGGTGAAAAAGAATATATTGCATTAGATAACGCTTATCAAGAAGCCGTATCAGATTATTTAGCTAGAATTAAATTTTCACCTGATACCGACTTTATGAATATTGAAACTTTAAAAGGGGAAAAATAATGGAAAATATAAACAGAGAAACTTGGTTAAATTTAATGATTGATAAGGCAGTTCCGCTTTTTGATAATGCTGGATTTAAAATTTCAGATATCAGAGAAAAATTAAAAGTCTCATGTTCTTTTATTCAAGGTTCAAGGGGTAATAAATTAAAAGATGCAATTGGCGTTCATTACAATCCAACCATATCAGCAGAGGGTTTTCATGAAATGATGATACAGCCTAGCTTATCAGATAGCGTTCAAGTAGTAGGCGTTCTTATTCATGAAATGGTGCATAGTATTCAGACTCATTTGCACCATGATAAGAATGGCTTTTTATCTGTGAAGCCACATGGAAAAGAGTTTCGTAAAATGGCTTTGGCAGTGGGCTTAACTGGAAAAATGACAGCCACAACAGAAAGCCCTGAATTAAAAATTCAGATTGAAAAATGGATTGCTGAAATTGGCAAATATCCACACGCTAAAATGACATTAAATGATAGCAGAGGGAAGCAAACAACTAGAATGATAAAACTTGAATGTGAACATTGTGGTTTTATTTGCAGAGCTTCAAATGGTGCTATAAATAACTTCGGGCTTCCTACTCACTGCGGTGAGGATATGGAAATCGCATAGTTTAAACAGCCCCAAATAAATCAGCCCCTTTTTACAGGGGCTTTTTTATGTCTGAAATTAACTGCTTAAAAATTAATCATGTGGATAGATTGTGGATAACTTAAAATGATGATATAATCCTATCAATTAAGCGTTAAACCTCTTTAATATCAATCTAATTAGACAATCTTAAACCCTTATAAATCAAGGCTTTTAAAGGCTTTGATATATTTAGCGGTGATATAAGCAGATAAAGGTATTAAAAAAGGCTTATAAAAGTATCTAGAAGCTCTCTCACAAGCTTTTATTTAATCAGGTAAGGGGTAACCTTGCCTTATGTTATTCAAACGCTTACAAGAGCTTAAAACAAGCCGTTTAAACATTGTGCTTAATATTTAAGCAGATGTTCACAACTGCGAATAGTTATCCACAACCAATCAAACATAACAATATGAATAATACTAATGATATCAATGACTTACAGGTTATAGACCCAGAGTTATCCACAGGTGATGAAGGCTCAAAGCCAGTGATAGCAAGGGATTCGAAGGAATTGCCTAAAAAAAAGGCAGGGAGACCCCGACACCAAGTTTTAGCGACCACCCGAAATGAGGTTTATGAATTATCTAAAGTAGGTACTAGGTATGAAGATATCGCGACAGTGTTAGGATTCTCTGAAGATACATTGACAAAGTATTATCGTGAAGAACTAGACAAGGGTAGGATAGAAAGCAATGCAATCATTGCTGGAACATTGTTTGAGAAAGCTAAACAAGGTGATACTGCCTCTATGATGTTCTGGTTAAAGACAAGAGCACAGTGGTCTGAAAAAAATACCACAGAATTAACGGGAGAAGGGGGTGCACCCATTAATATCAAAGTAGTAACAGGAATAGATTAAAAAACCCCAGTACCCAAAATTTTATTTTTTTAAAAACACACTATATATCTTATCTATTCTTATCTTATCTGTTATAGACACCCTCTAGACTACCTCTAGAGCACCTCTAGACAGTCTCTATAATTAACTAAATTAGGAAGTATTATGAATGAACAACTTTTAGCTCAAATCATCAACGGAATGAGGATGAATCAAGAACAAGGTGCGTTTGGCAATGTAACTGATAATGAAATGTCTATGTTTTCAGGCAATCCAATGAACGGAGCAGTAGCTGGAAGCAATATAGGTAATGTGAGTGACAATGAAGCAGCAGTGATGGCTCAAGCAGCAAATGAAATGAAAGCACTGCAAGCAAAAGGAGCTGCTGGTAATGGTATATTAACAACTGATGAACTAAATAGATTTGTCTATTTAAGAAATATGTTAAACCCCAATCTACCACAAGAAGAACCTGTAGATTACAACACTATGCCTGTGGACATAGATGGAGCATCTGCTGGAGATGCAATGACTCCAGAAGAATTAAACTTTATATTAAATAGGATGAGATAAATATGTGGTCATGGCACTGGTTTGCAGGATGTCACTTTGGTTTTGAGTGGTATCAAGATATGAAAATGGATGATTCTAAAAACAAAAGATATTTTGATTTTTTTATTATTGATGTAGGATGTTTACGCATACAAAAATGTGAACAAGTGGAAAATGTGTAATGAAACCAATGAAAAGACCAATGAGAAAAAGTCCAATGAAGAAAGGCAAGAAGAAATGCGTAGATGGTTTGAATCTATAGGAGACTGTGTATGAGCTTATATGCCAATATAAACAAAAGAAAGAAAGCAGGCACTAGCAGAACTAAAAAGAAATCTACCATATCAGATAAAGCATATGCAAATATGAAAGCTGGCTTTCCTAAAAAGAAAAAGAAAGCTAAAAAGAAAGCTAAAAAGAAATAGTGGTAGCAAAGAAGAAAGTAAACCTGTCTGTAGGTAGAGGTGAAAAACGCTCTGTTAAACAGGGTGCAGGACTAACGGCAAAAGGTAGAGCAAAATATAATCGTGCAACTGGCAGCAAGTTAAAAGCCCCAGTCACAGGTAAAGTTAAAGCAGGTAGTAAGGCAGCAAAAAGAAGAAAGTCTTTCTGTGCCAGAAGCAAGAGCTGGACAGGTGAACGCGGCAAGGCAGCACGAGCCAGATGGAAGTGTTAGACAAAGCAGCAAGAAATAAGATAGCCAGTAAAATCTGGAGGGCTAATAACCCCGACAAGATACGCAGCAAGAATTACAAAGATAGATACGGCATTACATTAGATGATTACAATGCCATGCTAAAAAAACAAAAACATAGATGTTATTTATGTGGCAGCCATAATGATGACACCAAGTTATATGTAGACCACTGCCATACAAAAAAGACAGTAAGAAAGTTATTATGTCAATACTGTAATACTGGATTAGGTCAGTTTAGAGACAATATAAAAGTAATGAAGAAAGCAGTGGAGTATTTAAAACAATTTAAATAGGGTAACGACCTCGTAAGAGAGTTACAATAAGATGGCAAAACAAATAACAACAGGCTATAAGCCAAGAGCCCCACAAAAAGAAATACATGAAATGGTTAAAGGTAATCGTTTTAGTGTTGTGGTTGCTCATAGACGAATGGGTAAAACAGTTTGTGCTATTAACCAACTGATACATAGTGCACTCAACTGTGATAAACCTAATCCTAGATTTGCTTATGTAGCACCGACCTACAATCAAGCTAAAAGAATTGCATGGGACTACCTGCTAGAATATACAAGACCATTAGAAGCTAAAGCCAACATTGCTGAACTGCGTGTAGACTTTATGGGCAGAAGGATAAACTTGTATGGGGCAGATAACCCTGACAGTCTGCGTGGAATCTACCTAGACGGGTGCGTTCTTGACGAAGTTGGGAACATTAATCCTACACTATTCACAGAGATTGTCAGACCTGCACTAGCAGACCGACTCGGCTATTGCGTAGCAATGGGAACACCGAAAGGACAGAATCACTTTAAAGACTTGAGAGATAGAGGTTCAAGAAGTGAAGGCTGGGAACTATTAGAATTTAAATCATCTGAAACAAAGATTGTAGATGCTAACGAGCTCAAAGCTGCTAAAGCAGAGATGGGTGACGATAAGTATATGCAAGAGTTTGAATGTAGCTTTCAAGCTCCTGTAGAAGGTGCATATTATTCTTCTATCATTAACAAATTAGAAGAAGAAGATAAGATTATAGACATTCCTAAAGACGAATTAGCAAGGACATATACTGGCTGGGACTTGGGTATGTCAGATTCTACTGGCATCTGGGTTGCACAAGTAGTCAACAAAGAAATTAGATTAATAGACTTTGTAGAGAATCATGGTGTTGGTTTAGATTATTATGTAAATTGGCTGCGTGAACATGACTATATGTATGCAACACACATACTACCTCATGATGTCGCTGTACGAGAATTAGGCACAGGTAAGTCAAGAAAAGAGATGTTAGAAGAAGCAGGTTTAAACATCACAGTTGCAACTAAATTATCAGTAATGGATGGTATTGCCGCAGCAAGGCAAATATTACCACGCTGCTGGTTTGATAAAGATAAAACAAAACAAGGATTAGATGCCCTACGGAACTATCGTAGAGTATTTGATGAAAAAAGAAATGTGTTTCATGATAGACCACTTCATGATTGGGCATCACACGCATCTGATGCGTTTAGATACCTAGCAGTTGGTATGGATGAGTCCCCTATGGAAGCATGGTCAAAACCACTTAAAACTGATAATAGATGGATAGTATAATTATAGGATAGTATAAATGGCATACAAAAAATCAAACAAATCTGATGAAGATTTAGAACTTGTTAATCTAATAGATTCTCATATTACCGACTCACTAGGTTTTATAGAATCTGAAACATCAGTAGATAGACAAGCAGCACTAGAGTTCTATTTAAGAGAGCCTTATGGTAATGAGGTAGAAGGTCGCTCACAAATAGTAACAGGTGAAGTCGCTGAAGTTGTTGATGGTGCGTTACCTCAAATTATGAAAGTCTTTACTGGTAGTAGTAGAGCGGTAGAGTTTGAGCCAGCTAATGAAGGTGATGGTGCTCTAGCAGAACAAATGACAGCGTATGCAAATCATATATTCTACAAAGATAATAATGGTTTTGAAATCATGCACGATTGGTTTAAAGATGCACTGTTACAAAAAGTAGGCATTGTAAAAGCCTATTGGAATGACAAGAAAAATACAACAAAAGAAAAGTATGAGAACTTAACAGAAGATGAATTAACAATGATTATGCAAGACGAGCAAGTTGAAATCATTGAGCAAGAAGAAGTAGAAGAAGTTATAGAACAAGAGCCACAACCAGCAGTAGACCCAATGACAGGTCAGCCCATGATGGATGAAATGGGGATGCCAATGATGATGGAGACAGAACCTGTCATCAATGTTACCTACAATGTAAAATGCAAACGCACTGAAGATTTCTCTAAAATCAAAATAGAAAATGTAGCTCCCGAAGAATTTTTAATAGACAAAAATGCTGTGACTATTGAGGATGCTGATTTTGTTGCACAAAGAAGTTTATTGACTCGCAGCGATTTAATTGCAATGGGTTATGAGCCAAGCGTTGTTGAAACATTACCAATGGGTGATAACTTACAATTTACACCAGAAAGAGTTGCAAGATATGACAGAGGCGAACAACCTTTTAATAGCAATGATTCTAATGA